GGAAGATTCTATTACTAAAATGTTAACTTTTGGTATACCCTCTACTGATAATTGTCCACAGAAACAGAGTGTGGATAATTTAGCACAAGCTTGTAGAGAGTATTTTTATTATGGTAGGTATATTTTTGATATTAAGAGAGTAATGTTTCTAGAATTGGTTGATCGCTTACAATTGCGTGGTTATGTTGAAGAACATCAATTTTGGGATTTTGATGCTATGGTAGCATCATATCATCAAGCTACGCGTAATTTAATCAAACAGGGAAATTGTCCATGTTCTGATAGTGATAACATATTATGTCCGTACTGTAATTTACCAATGGTGGAAGATGTGTGCGAGTGTGAAGTTGATTATGTATGTCCAACTTGTAATAGTGCAGACATTATGCATGTGTGTTTATATCGATGTGACAGGTGTAATAACATTAGTAGTGATGAAAATCCCAATTTCAACTTACACGATCAATCAATATGTTTGTATTGTATATTGCGAGATTTTGATTGTGATTATCAGTTACAATCAGATGTGACAGATGATTTAGAATATGTCCCACTTATTCTTAGGCAATTATATCCGGATAATGCTTGTCCAACAGAATATTCTAATAGTGCAGAGTACTTGGTGGAACATGCATATAACAATATTATGTTTGTGATTAATATGTTGTGTATTACATGGTGCTTGTTTTTGTTTTCATGTATTTTTGCTTATCTACTTAAGAATAAATTGGTGTTATTGGTACCATTGATTCATATCATCATAGTGACGTTAACGCTCTTTATTTCTAGTCCATTGCATTTCCTAACAATGGCCCTTATTTTAAAGGTACGTGGAATATGGTAGTAATATCTACCAATTTAGTGTTAGCACACTATAAAATGCTCGAGAAGACCCAATCTCGATGAAATATGGGATTTCAAATGTGGTTTAACTTACCCTTTGATCTTAAAAGTAGTTTGCGAAAGATATTTTGAGGCTAACCGAGGCTGTGGATTAAAATCGGAAGCGCGATCAGTGCGCGTACTTAGCACTGACGAGAGTGAGATGGATTTCTCACAAAAATTATATTTGCAATCTGAAGAAGTAGATGATTTAGTACTTGGTGAATCGCAAGTGGTTGCTTCAACAGCGGGTTTGGTATCTTTTGAAGATATAAATGAGCCTTATGTTTTAACACGAACTATTCCCGATTTGTCAATGACACATGATTTTACACCAAATGTGGAATTAAGCGAATTTTTATCAAGACCTGTATTATTGCAGACTTATACTTGGACCGCAGCTAATACTGTTGGGGCTTTTAGTTCTTTTAATCCCTGGTATCTTTTCTTTAATGATACAAGGATAAAATATAAATTGCATAATTATGGTTTTATTAAATGTAATCTTAAAATTAAGATAGTCATGAATGCATCTCCATTTTATTATGGTGCTATGCTATTAGCTTATCAACCATTGCAAAATTTTACTCCAACGACAATTATCCCTCAGGCTAATACTCAATTTTTAATACCAAGATCCCAGCGACCACATGCGTGGATTTATCCACAAGATAATGCTGGGTGTGAAATGACTTTGCCATTTTTCTGGCATAAGAATATGCTACATGTTGATGTTGCACAAGAGTTTTTAGACATGGGAGTGATGGATCTAGATGTTTATGCTGCATTGCGGAGTGCTAATGGAGCTACGGG